CGTTTTTCTTCATACTGCTCTATCACTTGCTTTTCAAATGATTGACTCGGTTCTACCTGAAACTCAAGACCGACTTCATTGATGTCAACATGCATATTGCCGGAGCCGCCAGTATTATCAATCGTTAGGAAAAACTCTGTTTCAATATCCCAGGCTGCTTGTTCATCACTATCAAAAAGTCCAGTAACTGTGGGATCGTCATCCCCGCCATTCCAGGTGATTGTATCTTTAACATCTCCCCCTGCACCAGCACCGGCAGAAGCTCTAAAATTAACTGCTGGAGCTGACCCTGTAAATGTGCCAAAATCAATTAACAATTTCGCAGCAGTCAATACGCCAAGATTCGGAAGTTTACCTACTCGAAAACCAACAGATGTTGCCCCAGCACCGCTTTGAGCTAAATTATATGGAGAACCGGAAAAACTGCTATCAATCATATTAGCATAGTTTGTACCGCTGGAATAAGTACTATGTGCCTGTACTGGTACATACACCTTCCAATCAGTGCCTTTTACAGTAACCTTGGCATCAGCCTCACTTTTGGAAGCATTGGACGAATTACAAGCACCATAATGCTCACCAACAGACATATATATATTCTCACTATCCAGAGCATTCATTGTTACACTATCAATTAATGCTTCTGTACGGTAATTGGTAGCGTTCCACTCATCGGTAATAATTGCAGGAAACTTCGCTTTTGTGAAATGTCTGTCAAAGTTTGCCCCGCTTGTTGGAATAGTGCCTACATCCGTTCTATCGCTAAAATCACCAAATGTAATTGGTATTGGCTGACCAACATTCTTGCTTGGCGCATTGGCATGATAATAATCATCGCCAGATTCTGTGTTTTGTATTACTGCTTTGGGAAGTTTCTTATGGTACTTGGAACTGTAATCCAGTAAGGTCAATGTTATATAACTGGTATCGTAAGCGATATCGCCAGAAATAACGCCAACACCAATCATTCTGGCAGCAGTATCATATGTCCCGGCTGAGACAGTATTTAAAAACAATTCCCATTTTCGGTTTGCAAAATTATTGGATGAAAATAAATCTGAGAATCTTCCGCCCTGAATAGAATTTTCTGTATTAATCAGTTTCACAGTCATATTGGCTGTGGATGTGGTGAAATTAAAGAAGTCTAATGACTGCTGATAAGTACCCCAGCTTGACACTAAACCGTAATATATATCAGTACCGTCTACGCGGTGAGTATCACTTACACCAATAAAATCTCCAGCGGATTCATCAGTATGATATAATTTAAGCGTCCAAAACGCTGTTGTGTTGGCAAGTTTTAATGGGTCGGAAAGTCCTGAATCAAAACTAAGCATTGATTACCGATCCCGTACTGACAGCCTTGTTTATAGCCGGGATTAGTTCATTGCGCACATAATCATCCTGCACTACACCGCCGTGAATATTAATTGTAACACTTCTTCCGGCAGAGCCACTGCGGTTCATCTGTGCAAGATTTTGCACTCCAATATTCTGGACTGCTTCCCGGCGCATCACAAACTCACCGGCCTGGGCCATGATGGGTACATTGTCCTGACCACCCACCATACCGCCGGTTGCAAAGCGCTGGATTCCATTGTTTTTTACCAGACCGCCGGTGTGGCCGAACATTGCTGCACCTACATTCAAAGCACCTCCAAACGCCACACCTCCTGGCCCTCCAAAAGTCGCTGCCAGAGTGCCAAGAAGCCGTATTATAGCAAGAAATTGCTGTTTGGAGTCCTGAGTTTCATCTTTTAATATTCCAATTGCATTGGCAACAGCATTGAATGAACTCGCTATTTGACTATTAGTATTGATTACTTGTTTTCCGGCATTTATTGATTTCTTTTGTTCTTCTATTAATCTTTTTAGAACGGCAAGTTCTCTTTCTTCTGCTTCGGTAAGAGCTTGGTGAACACTAACATTGAATAGTCCTTGAGTTGCAGCCTCACGATCAATACTGATCTTTTCTCTTAATGAATCACTTAATTTTTTTTCTACCTGGAATATTGCCTGTGTAATCATAATGCGCTTTTCATCTACTTCATTATTCTGCATTTGCAGAAGCACAATATCCATCATTATTTCATTGAGGCGTTTCCTTGTATCTGCACTGATACCTATCATACTGGTTACTTGTCCCAATGAATTTATATACTGCTGGGTAGCCAGGTTTAGATTTTGCTGTGCAGATGTATTCTGTTTGATTTTATTAGCCAAACTGCCAAATGCATCTGTCATTTGGAGCAGTTTATCTGTAGCAAGCGCTAATCCACCTAATACTACAGCACCAATGAATTTTTTCCAGTTCAATGTCATTGCAGCAGTTACAACCGCTGCGCCTATCGCTCTGGCTTGATACAGAGCCAAAGCGGTAGTTGCAACACCAACAGATGTGGCAAACTGGGCCAGAGTTTGCAAATCAATGGATCTAAAGAACTGCTCTGTTGCCTTTACCATTTTTTTCAATGTCGGCAGCATTGCATCACCAACAAGTGCCTGAAATCTGGTAATAGAGTCCCGCATATTGCTGACTGCACCTTCCCATGTGTCTGCCATACGCTTGGAACTACCGGCAATACCAGCGGTAGGATTAATTAATGTTCTTATTAATTCTTGTCTAAATTGCGGTAATGTGAGTTTTGTTAAATCATCGATCTTTTGAGTATCGCTAATAACTTGTAAAACGCCTTTTTCGCGGAAAATATCCGCCGCACCTACACCTCCTGCAAAGGCACGTCCAAATGCGCTGGCAGCTTCCGGCATTGTCATCCCCATATGGGCAGCAAGATCGGTAATTGCGGGTACTATTACTTCTGCTTTTACGCCAAATGCTTCAAGAGTAGCGCCAGCCTGTACAACATCGTTTAATTCAAATGGTGTGGTGGCTGCGATCTCATTGAATGCTGCAAAGGCACGTTCTGCGTTCTGTACACTTCCAGTTAAACCAACTAACCTTGTTTTTACACTTTCAAACTGGGATGCTGCACGAACAAAACCGCCAATGCCTTTGGAGACACCAACAAATGCAAAGGTTAATAGTAATAGATTATTTCTTAACGCACCAAGCTGTCGCCTGAATCCAGATGTAGCACCGCGTATCTTACCTTGAGTATTATCATAATCTTTAGCTTTTTCGCTTAATTTTGCAAAGTCTCGTGTGGCTTTATCAAAGCCTTTGGATCTTACTTCAATTATGAACTTTGGCATCTTGTTCCTGTTGTATTAATGCATTATACTCTTCATCAATAGCTGAAAAGACGACTAAACGAGCATAATCTGCTTCATCTATTGTTCTTGAAAGCGGGATGTTAAAGCGTTTCATACTCATATATTCTTCAATGCTCATATTGGTTTCTGCATCGCAGAAGTAGGATGAATCAGCGCAGTGGACGAGATTGTGGTAGAGATTAGCACCAGCGGTAAACTTGTTCTCTGGATCTTCCGCCAGAATACGATCCACTTCTTCCCACAGCTCGTCCTCTGTGTATGTTATTTTTTTGCGCAGCGTGGGAGAAGTTGCCTGGTATGGGAATACCAGATTTCTGCTTGGTTGTTTCTTATAAAACATCCACATCGCTACGCGGTGCTTAATTACTTTTTTTTGGCTGGTTCTTTATACGCATTATAGACTGCCATCAGCACTTCATCAATTTGGTTGTCGTCCAACTTAGCGAGCTGGGCCTCTGGATCTTTAAACGCAAATTCCATTACCCATTCCAGCACAGAGTAAAACTGCGCTGTGTTTACTTCACCTTCAGTACTGACAGCTTGAATTTCCAGTTTGTGGAGATCACGCCTGTCCTTAAAGGTTAAATCCCGGCATTCAAATTTGCCGTGTGGTGTTTTTACTGTCATAACTTTCTTTCATTTTTGTTATGATCCAGGTTATGTTGCGGTAATACCAATTATTTCAGCAGCCTCACTAGCTGCAAATGCTCTGAATGGAATATTCTGAAGCATATAATCGCCAACTTCCGGTTTGGAGTTGTCAATCATCACTTTCTGTGAGTCAATAATAAAATTACTTGATTCAGCAAGGGCAAGTACAATCCCGGTAGAATCACCTTTTGTTGCAGCCAAAAAATCATATACTTCATCATCACGCTTACAAACAATATTACCAGTCACTTCGTATGGACCTGTCTGTACATAGCCATATGGAGCATAATCAGTTGTGTTAATATATCCAACACGAGCTAATGGCCTTGCAATTGTAATCTCCCAGCTATTGAGTATCAGAGCATTACCACCAAGAGTGGCTACAGTGTTCAGAAAAATATTTTTAGGTGTTCCAGTATCTAAAGTTTTAGATGATGGTGCTGCAAAAGCACTCTCAAGAGGACGGTATCCAGTGACAAAGGTCGTTTCCAAGACCATTTCTCCTCCATTAGTTCCTACATCTTCACGCATGGTCATGGAA